CTGTACCGCTTCCTCGCTTCCCGCAGTATGATCCACTCCCGGCTAGCGAGATGAATTTACTAAGAACGCTCAATACCCAAAGCGAGCAGCTTAAATCCTTGTCTGCAGCTATCGGGAAAATACTATCCAAACAAAAGAGTAATATCACTAACACGGTAGAGTATATGGCCATAGGCGCTATTTTCGGTAAGGTAATGGACGGCAAAGGGAAGGTGCTGTTTGAGCTTAGCGCAAATAGAAAAGAGATAACTATCACGAACACTACCAAGTTGCTAAATTTACTGAATGATATCGAAGCCGCCCAAAAAGAGGTATTAGGCATCGCTAAGCCTTATATAGCGCTAGTAACTAGGGAACTTTTCAATGAGTTGCTCAAGATGGCGGAAGACCAAGAAATTTTAAAATTAAAATCCTGCGAAGTCGTGGATAGCAACGGCGCTTTAACCCTTAAGCTTTTTGGCAAGACCTTTATGCCTTACGATGCCTCGTACAAAAACACGAAGGGTAAAGATACGAGCTACATGAGCGGCAAAAAAGGCGTAGTAGTGCCTTTGATGGACGACATCTTTGAGGTGGTTTATACGAGAGCAAACCATACGTCTGCCATCGGAAAGGCTCCGACGAAATTCTTCGCTGCGGCTCCCGAGGTGCTCGACAAAGGTATGGGTTGGGGCATTGTTAGCGAAAGCAGACCGCTTCCGATCTGCAATAGGCTTGACGCGATCATTGAGCTAAAAATGTAACAAATCGATTTAAAAGGGCTTCACGCCCTTTTAAATCAAAAACGACTAAAACTACGAGAAAAATATTTTAAACGTTTTAACGCGCTTTTAACGCTCGCTAAAAGCTAATAACAAATACGGTCAAAAGGTTTAAAATATTTGGAGACAAAATAATGGTTTTAACAAACGAGGATTTACTAAAAGAAGTTTCTACTAGAGAGCTGCAAGAGCTCAGCGACTTTGAAGGAAGCGGCGCCGTTAATCAAAGTGTCATAGACGATAGCGTAAACGATGCCTTGGCATATATCTCCTCTTTCATCAAACTTCCGCAAAACCCTACGCCGCTATTAAAAGACATCGGCGTAAATTTGACTATTATCGAGCTCAAAAAGCGCAACAACTTCCCCAAAGAGGCGCTGAATGAGCAGATAGAAAAGATGGACGCTCTGCTTTTGAAGATGGCTAGCAAGAAGCTTCCGAGCCAAATAGAAGACGATAGTGCGCCCAGGCTCGGCATAAGAGCGTTTAGGCACAGCGAGAAAAAAATGGACTTAAAGGATTTAAATGGCTGAGAAACCAAATATAAAAGAGCTTGCTAAGGAGCTTTATCTAAAAGGCTTCAGCCTTGAGCGCATAGCCGAAATTTTAAACAAAACCGTAAAAACCATAAAAAACTACAAATCTCAAAACGGCGACTGGGACGAACTAAAAGCAGCAAGCTATCTAAATAAAAGCGGCGAAGATAAGCAAAATATCTATCAAAATTTCATCGAAGAGATGCGCCTGGCCGTAAAAGATATAAGAGAGAGCGAACTGCCCGCAGGCAAAAAGGCTGAGGCGCTTTCAAAGATAGGCGACAGCTTCGTTAAGATGACCAAAGTTGCAAGCTACGAAAATCCGGCAGCATACCGCCTAAGCATCGCCAAAAAGGTCATTATGCTAGTAGTCGATAAATTTAAAGACGACGAGAACAAAGAGTGTATCAAAAAACTCGTAGAGCTCATTGAGAGCGAGAAATTCGTCAAAGCTATCGAAGAGCTCGACGTTTAGGATGACGCATGCTTTTTTCAAGAGATGAGTTAGATAGCTTCCTAGAAGACAGTAGAGAAACGCACAAGCAAGCCGGCGCCGTAGAACCCGAGCTTAGCAAGCTCACGCGCAAAGACTTTTACGGCTGGCTGGAGGAGCTTAGCGGCGAGCTAAAAGAGCAGATACATCTAAATAGCCCTCTGTCGCCAAAAGATAGGGCCGCAAGAGTAAAACGCGCCGAGCGCGATTTTATGTTTTTTGCAAGGACTTATTTCCCGCACTATTTTAGCATTAGTAGCTCTTGCGCGCTTCACGAGGATCTAGCGCAGATTTTTGAAGCCATGACGCAAAACACAAGCGGAGACAAATATGCCCGCGCTGCACCGCGCGGTCATGCAAAGACGACGTACTGCTCACAGCTTCTTCCGCTTTGGTGTATTTGTTTTGGCAAGAAGCGATTCATAGTCGAAATTTCAGATGCTGTGGAGCTCGTCGAGGGGTGTCTTGAAGCCATTAAAGCCGAACTTGAGGACAACGCAAATTTAAAAATGGACTTCCCGCACGTTTGCGGCGCAAGCAAAAATTGGAAGATAGGCGAGTTCGTATCTAAAAACGGAGTCAAGCTTAAGGCTTTTGGCTCGGGTAAAAGACTGCGCGGCGTAAAATTCGGCGTTTATCGCCCCGATCTAGTAGTCCTAGACGACCTGGAAAACGATACTAACGTGCGCAGCAAAGAGCAACGCGACAAGCTCGAGGAGTGGCTAGACGAAGCGGTTTTAAATTTGGGTAGCGTAGACGGTAGCCTTGACGTGCTTTATATCGGCACCGTACTTCACGCAGATAGCGTTTTAGCTAGGAAGCTCAAGCTTAAATTTTGGAATGCCAAGAAATATCAAAGCATCATAAATTTCCCAAAGCGAATGGATCTGTGGGAGAGATGGGCAGAGCTTTATAAAAATATATCCAAAGAGGCTAGCGAAACGTTTTATCTAAAAAACAAATCCTTTATGGATGAGGGTTCTCGGGTGCTTTGGGACGATGCGCTACCGATCCTAAAGCTCATGCAAAAGCGCGCCGAAAACTTGAAATCTTTTAACAAAGAGCAGCAAAACGATCCGCGTAGCGAAACTCAAATTTTTACCAAAGAGAGTATGCATTTTTACCGCGAGCTTCCGAGGTGCGATTACTTCGTGATGTATATCGACCCCGCAGGCGAAAAGAAAAAGAGCGACTACACGGCTATAACAGTACTAGGAGTAAGCAGGGCAGAAGCCAAGATATACGTAGCAGAAAGCATAGTAGAGGTCATGAAGACCAAAAAGACCATCAAAGAGATCATTAGGCTTAATCAGCTCTATAAATGCCACGTTTGCGCGATAGAGAGCAACGGTGGGCAGGAGTTTTTTAGAGGCTGGATCAGAGAAAAGGCCTTCGAGATAGGCGTAAAACTACCTTTAAAAGGCGTGAATAATACCGCAAGCAAAGGGCAAAGAATAGAGGAGCTTGAAGTGCCTATAGAAGACGGCGAAATACTCTTTCATCAAAGCCAAAGCCTGCTTATCGAGCAGCTTACCGAGTATCCCGAAGCCGAGCACGACGACGCACCCGACAGCTTAGCGGGCGCATACGACTTAACGAAACTAAAAAAGAAAGTAAAAAGGCGCACGAGATGATGTTTGACAAATTATTTAAAAATAAATCCGAGCAGCCGCAACGCAAGAAAGCAGCTCTCATCCCTCAAAACGGTACCCTGATAGATCTGCTGATAAATACAGGAGTTTCTAGCGTAGGCGACGACGATATGGATATGATACTAGCCGATCTTACCGTTACGCAGTGCGACGTGAGCCGCAAGTCCGTGACCGAGAAAAAAGAGATCCAACTTGTTTGCGACGATGAAAAAATTAAGGACGAATTTAAAAAGATTTTTAACCCCGACGTCGTCAGTCAAATTTTAGAGACCTACCTTTACGGACTAAACGTATTTGAAGTCAACTACAAAGAAAAAGAAGGTCTTGTATACCCAAGACTCGTGCAGCTCGATTTTAGGCAATTTAAATTTAACGACGCGGGCGAGTTCGTGTTTAATGCCGGCGGAAGCGAGCAGGCTATTCCGCCTTTAAAAGTTATATACGCATTAAACAGAGCGAATTTTAGAAAGGTATACGGAGACGGGCTGCTTAAAAAGCTGTATTTCCCCGTCAAGATGAAAAACGCCAGTTTAAAGTTTTGGTTTAGGTTTTTAGAAAAATTCGGATCGCCCTGGGCGATAGCAAAAACTAGCTACGAGCCCGACGAAATGGCTGCGGAAGTGCAAGCTATGCTTAGCGGCGATAGCGCAGTCATAGACACGGACGAGGAGATCACGTTGGTGCAGCCTACCTCAAACGTAGATTTTACGAGACTTCCCGCATACCTCGACAATCAAATCAGCAAGGCTATTTTAGGTGCAAATTTAGCCAGCGACGTAAAAGAAGGCAGCTATGCCGCGGCAAAGACGCATAATGAAATCAGAGAGGATTTAGCCGCAAACGATGCTAAAATTTTAATCTTCGTGATGAACAAGGCTATAAGTTTTTTTAAGGAGATCAACGGCTATAACGGCGAGCTTTACGCCAAACTATTCGACGAAGACGCTCCTAATACCGAGCGTGCTACAAGAGACAAGACGCTATACGATATGGGCTTTGCTCCGACCAAAAAATATATAACCTCGACTTACAATATTGAGATCGACGAAAATGCCAGGGTGCAAGAGAAAAATTTAAAAGCCAATAAAGCGAATTTAGCAGCCTTAAAAGGCTCTTTAAAGGCTTTGGATAAATTCGATAAAGCAACCGAGGAGCTGGACGTAGGCGACGATGAAATACAAAACGCCTTAAACAAACTAATCGCAAGTAGCGAGACTTACGAAGAGGCTTTCGATAAGCTTTACGAGCTTTACGATCTACCATTTGAAAAGCTTGAGCCCTTGATGTTTAAAGCCGTAGCCAATGCGCAGATGTTGGGATATCTAGATGAAATTTAGTTTTTTCGAGGAACCTACGGCGGTTTATGAATATTTAAAGAGCAAAAAGCCAGAAGCACACTTTGATTACGACGAGATTGTGTACGACGCCCACAAAAAGGCTTTTACGATAGCCAAGATGACAAATTTAGACCTTTTAAAAGATATGCAAAGTTCGCTTACAAAAGCTTTTAAAGACGGCATTGGGTTTGACGAGTGGAAAAATAGTGTAAAGCCTATGCTGGCAAAGAAAGGTTGGCTGGGAAATATCAAAGTAAAAGACCCAAAGACTGGCGAAGAAAAAGAAATTTACGTAGGCAATAGAAGATTAAGAACTATATTTAACACCAATATGAGAACGGCCTATGCCAAGGCTAGGTATGAAAGTCAGATGCAAAGCCTGGGCGAATACTTCCGCTATACTGCAGTGCTTGATAGCAGAACAAGAGAAGCTCATAGAAAGCTTCACGGTAAGACATTACCTAAAACTGATAAATTTTGGGATACCAACTATC